CTAGTGAGCGGTTCCGTTTCCATCATACTTGTCTGTCTCGTAGTAGTTATTTTCACCTTTTCGTAACCCGAAATATATTGTGGATACCACAAAGGGTATTGCAATCCAGGATAAAACATCAGCGAACATGGTGTCCTCCAAACATATACCTCATTCCATTTAGAATTTTGTTTCCGTATTCTCCAAGTCTCCTTGAGTTAAATCTCTCAAAGAGGGCAGCACTAATAACAGGAGTGGGAACACCGAGATCCACAGCACTGTGAAGAGTCCAACGACCCTCACCAGAGTCTGATACTCCTCCATCGAACTTGTCAAGTTTAGGATAATGCCGCAGAACATCAGCGGTAAGATCGAGTAACCAACTACCAACCACAGAACCACGACGCCATAACTCAGCCACTTCAACACAGTTAATATCATACTGATAGTCTGCTGGATTTTCCATTGGAGCAACTTCAGCATCTCCTTCTCTTACATACTTACTACCAAGATCGGCATGTTGAAGAATATTAAATCCCTCTGCATATGCTTGCATAATTCCATATTCTACACCATTGTGAACCATCTTGACAAAATGTCCTGCACCTGGACCACCGCAGTGTAACCATCCATATTCGGCACTAGTTGCGTGAGTGTATGGGTCTGTGCGGGTTGCAGCACTAATCCCTGGTGCGAGTGCGCGGAAAATGGGAGCACAGACAGATACTGCGCCACTTGCACCACCAACCATAAGACAGTATCCACGCTCCAAACCGTAAACTCCACCACTAGTACCGCAGTCAATATATTGGATGCCAAGCTTTTCCAACCTTTCTGCTCTCCTGCGAGAATCTTTAAAGTTGCTATTGCCATGATCAATAATAATATCCCCGTCGCCAAGTAATGGTAGTAACTCATTGATAGTGTCCTCTACTAATTCTGCGGGGATGACAAGTTGAAAGATACCTGGACATTTGCCTACCATACCCTCCTGTTCATGTACTACTTGAACAAGGCTTTCCAAAGAATCTGCAGCTGCAGTAATATACCCGTTTGCTGCTGCTTCTTGTGCCTTAGTGATGTTTCTTCTGTATCCATAAACTTCAATTCCTGTTTTGAGCATTCGACGGGACATCCCTTCTCCCATCCTTCCTAATCCGATTAATCCTACTTTCATGGGTTTCTAGGGTCAATGTTTAATTCTTTAAGATAATCAATCCACCATTGTGGATCTTTTTTCAATTTCCAATCTGGGACTGGAAGATCTTCATCAGAATAATACTCACATATGGCATCATTTAAAATCTGTGCGATCTCCATATTCCTCTTCCTCCTCGTCAACGTCTGCATATGCGTCTGCCACATAGGGTCCTCGTTTTCGTAAAGATTCTTGTCCGACATAATCCTTTTCAGCATTGACGGCAGACATCCAAACTGCAAATTTCATTACTATGTAGATAATACCTAATGGAAGAAAACATGCGATTAAAATGATCGATTGATTCATTTAGGTTCTCTGAAATATTCTGGAAGTGGGCATCCTTTAAACTCATTTATTTCATTAACTGATAGAACAAACATGGAAACAAAACCAAGGCAGAAAGCAAAAAGCATTTGAGTAAAATTGTAGTTACCCATGTCAACAGTAGGGTCAGGTTCATCATCATGAGGATGAAGTTGTTTGGAGATCCTCTCTACTTTCTTTTTATTTTTTTTACTATCTCTATTGAGAAGGTCCTTGGTTTTTTTATTCATGTTAGCAAATTATTGCTATTGCATTATGTAGTTCTTGAGAATGCAATATTTCATCATTCATAATTCTAGCAATATCTTCATCATTTGGGTGTGTATTAAGATACTTTTCATAAGTTTCTGCAGCATGAAGTTCTATTTCATATGACAGATGGTATGCAGAGCGAGGAGCCACCCAATAATAAGCCACATTGATCCAATAGTAGAGGAGTACGAGGTGTCTGGCAACAAAACGATCAATCCAATAACGATTACCACCCCGACTTTCCATGTACTCCAAATGCTCTGTCTCATTAACTGTCTGTCCAAAGTGTTCCTTCATTAAGTATAAGTGCCAGGCACCTCGCAAACCTAAAGATTCACGTAAATGTAACACACTCAAAAATGCAAAATAGGGTGCCCTTGCAATCTCCTCAAGCACCCAAAAACGTTGAAAGTCCCTCCCTCTGTAAAGATAATCGATAATTGAAACTGTGAAATTTAAAAACAGTGAGTTAATTTTTCGCATTTTTTATCACCTCTTCGACCCTTAGACGCATTCTCTCAAGGTCTCTCTTTATATATTTTTGTGAATAACCTTGTTTTTGATGTAATATCATGGTTCCCTGATAAAACATCGTGGCAGCAAATACTAAAAGTAAAACTATTCCAATTACTTCAATGTGATGTGTAGCCATGGGAAAAGTGGTGGTATTACTCCAATAAGTCGAAGAAGACCTTCAGAGAAAAGTGCAAGAACAACCCAACCAACACAGAAACTAATAATTGAAGCATTACGATTGTGTTTTCGTATGGCATCATCAATCATCTCCTGACACTCTTCTTTTGTGATGTAATGAGCAGGTTTGATTTCATCCATCCTGTGACTCATTTTCTAACTTCACCAAGGTTTTCATTCTGTCTTCCCATGTTACTCCACCTTCTTCTCCTTTGCAAGGATTTATGCAGGTTTCATCACCATGATTATTACAGACTAATCCAGCAAGATCCATTTCATTTCCAGTCTTACCGGTGTACCAATAATGCTGTCCGTTTATCCAGGTTGCTTGACATTTTGGACACGTTCTTGTTTCCAATGACAAAAATTGTTGGTCATTAGATGGCATTTTTCTTAGTGTGTAACAGTATGATACTATTTACAGATTTAATTGTTTCTAAATGTTTGTGTTTCTTAACGGAAGAGGTGGGATTTGAACCCACGGAAGACTTGCACCTTCGCTGGTTTTCAAGACCAGTGCCATAAACCACTCGACCACTCTTCCTATTTGACTTCAAAGTCCAGTCTACGAACTTTGCGTCTGCGTCTCTCCTCTTGATAGAGAAGTTCCGATCTAGAGAAATGACTGTCAATCTTATTCTCTACTTTATTGGATACCATTACGACTTTATCTAAGTCAACAGCACCGACTTTATTGTCCACAACTCTCATTTGGTTGGGACAACCACAGAACTGAACTTTACTAGTGCTTGTTAGTTCTGTTCCGCATTCTTTGCATCTTACGGTAATCATGGTTCATGGGCCTCCAGGATGGGGAATGCTTGCTGACGGGATCGAACCGCCGACCGCCTCGGTGTAAACGAGATGCTCTACCTCTGAGCTAAGCAAGCAGATGCAGGTGAACCAACCTGCAGTTTAGGATTTCTCCATGGTCTCTTTCTTGAGTTTAAAATATAATTTATAATACTTATCACACATTTTTCTGAGGACATCTCTATCTTCATCAAAACCAAGTTTCTTAGTGTGCTGATAAGAACCTTCTAACTCTGATATTAGCAGAAGAATTTCTACTGGTTTCATATAGATGAGGAAGGAAAGCGGAGTATCGGAATCGAACCGACGACATCTAACTTGGAAGGATAGCGTTCTACCGCTGAACTAACTCCGCATCGGGTCTTACATGAGAGAGGAGGTGGTGGTGGTCTCTCCCAATGCCCAGCGACTCAGATAGGATTTGAACCTATGACCGACTGCTTAGAAGGCAGTTGCTCTATCCAGCTGAGCTACTGAGTCATGTGGTGGTTCCTATCGCCGCTAACCCTGAACCACCAAGGGGATTACCGCAGTTGATTATGCTCTTTCGATACCGTCTGAGTAATCAACAAAGTCATCATACTGCTCTCTAGAGATTTCGTCAAGTGATACAACCTCTAAATCCTCTTCAGGATCGAACCACTCGTCAAACTCATCCATGATTGCCATTTGATCATAAATCCTTTCTACACCTTTACCATTGTACTCTTGAACTTTGTCAATTGCCCATTGTCGAATGTCGGCAACTAGTTCTTCAGTTTCCATCATAGTAATCTTTTCGGAAGTATCTGCTGAGGATGTTACTATTGTAGTAGGCAGGTCCTCCTGTGTCAAGGGATTCGGTGAGGACTCCGTGGATGAAGAGTTGTCTTGTCTCTTCAAAGTTTGTTTTGCCAGCTGTTTTATGAAGGCTGAGGATAGTCCTACTAAAATTATGTTTGCCGATTCTTTCAATATCTTCCCTAAGTTCTGGACAAGACCCATAATACTTTTTCCAATCAGATTCTTTTTTTACTCGACGTTTTTTTCCTGGAGGTTTTCGATGACTCCAAAAATACTTTCGCCCAATGTACTGTCGTTGGTTTGTGAGATTGGTAATGTTATACACAAAACCATAAAAGTCGTGAATATCGTCACTAGTAAAAGATCTCTCACCGTATCTCCATGGATTTTCATAATCGATATTCATCAATTGTGTCCAGCACCATATTGAGATATTTATGTGCTAGGTTTCGGGATTCTTCACTATATTGATGTTCCTCCCAAAAGAGTTCATTCTTTATTTTCAGAACTCTTGTTTTGAATTCAATTACAGAAATTTCATTTCTTGGCATTAGGGGGATGCGTCTCCCCCTATTTAAGCAAAAATCAGAGTTGAAAACCACTGAATGTGTCTTTTTTCACATCTTGCTTAATACCACCAACCACATAAGACTCAACTTC